CTCAACTAAACGAGTGTCTAGTCGAGCATGGAGTCGACTGCTAAGCTCTTTTGCGTCTCTTAATGCCATGCTCAAGGTAAAACTTGGGCGACCAGCAGTGACACCACTACTTTGTATGGTGTCGCTACTGGGGCGAAGAGTTAACCTATCAGTTGTCAAAGTTCTCCTTACCACACTGGCAACCCTATACCGCTTAAGACGTTTTGGAGGTAACAAGTTTTTAATCATCTATTTAAAAGCTTGTTTCTCCCTTCTTCAGCAGTATTTGGGCGGCCAGAGACTACACGACCTTACTCCATTTGGTGTAAGAGTCGGTCGGACTCATAGTGGGTGCCCTTCAATAATCCCGGCCATTCATCGCCAGCGGATTCGTGCAGGTGATGTTTGGTGTATTCGTTTTTGGCTTTCCATATTTTCACTCTATCGAGTGTTAGATTGTAAGTTAAAACCGAATTTATCAACCATCACCGACGGAAGCTCGATGGAGCCCCAATTGCTTTGGGAATTTAGTCAATTCCTTCAGACCCATTTCCTCCTTTCTCTCTCTAGATTTCGTAAGTCTAGATTGAGTCGGGTACGACTTGGGGATTGGTCTCCATTAAACTTCTTGAAGAGCCTCAAAGCTAAACCCTTTATGATTTCCAAAAGTTCCCCGGCGATAAAGGGTGGTAGCGTACCTGGAGGGGCCCAGTCGACATCGCCCGCTACCCTATTGGCTAGTGCCCATAGTTGGATGATCTCTCCACTTCTTCCTTTGTTGAGGAATTGGTGTCAGATGATTCATTCCAACTGGGTCATTAACCGTATAGAGCAGTGGGGCCAGAGGCTATGGGTATGGGAGGATTCCCTACCCTTAGCACCTGGCTCTCCTGGGTGTCCTTTCCAGGCAACGAACCATCTTGGACGCTTGGGGTTCAAAGAGGAACCCGCGGGTAAGCTTCGAGTGTTTGCTATGGTGGATCCATTTACTCAGTGGTTGTTTCAGGGACTTCATAGTGCCCTGTTCCAATTGCTCGCATTAATTCGGCAAGACGGTACCTTCGACCAGTCTCGTCCGATTTTCAAATTGTTTGCTTGGAAGCGACGGATTGAATTAAAAACTCAATCACGTGTTTCCTTGTATTCATTTGATTTATCGGCCGCAACTGATCGGATACCTATTGTCTTACAGAAAACCCTTCTGGCCCCCTTCCTAACAAGTTGGGGGGCTGAATTATGGGGGTCCCTATTGATTGGCCGTAAATACCACTGTGGAAAGACCTATTCTAGTAGTTTTGAGGGAAAGAAATATTCCTTCAAGCTATCAGAACAAGGCTTTCTCACTTATGGTACCGGTCAACCAATGGGTGCTCTGAGTTCATGGGCTATGCTAGCCTTCATCCATCATGCGTTCGTTCAGTGGTCTGCCTTTAAGGCAGGTAAGGTGAGGTTAGGAACGGGCTGGTTCGCAGGCTACGCCATCTTGGGAGATGACGTAGTCATAGCTAGCCGGGCTGTAGCCAAAGAGTACGCAGCATTAATGCGACGTATGGATGTAAAAATCGGGGATCATAAGTCTATGATCTCCGGTTCTGGCTCCGCTTTGGAGTTCGCGAAGCGTACATTTTATAAAGAAATGGACGTTTCACCGATCTCCTTTCGGGAGTTCGTGGTTGGTCGGCAATCCTTTGCCGGCCTCCTTGAACTTATCCGAAAGTATTCCCTATCT